ATGAGCAGGGAAAACAGCGGCGCCGAGTACGGGGACGGCGCAGAGATTAGCGGCACCGAGATTAGCAGCGCCGAGATTAACGAGGCAGACTTCGACGACAGCGCCGAGTTTGAGAGCACCGTGCACTTTGAGGGTGATATTGACGAGGAGCGCACCCGGGTACTGCGCGCTGGCCTCGATGATTTTGAGCTTGATGACGAGGATTTGGCGCTTATCGCTGCCGGAGACGCAATCGGTGACGACGATTATGTGCCGGTTGAAAACCCGCCGGTTGTTGCGATCGTGGGACGCCCAAACGTCGGCAAGTCGGCGCTGGTTAACCGGATCCTTGGCCGCCGTGAAGCGGTTGTTGAGGACGTTCCCGGGGTTACCCGCGACCGGGTGAGCTACAGCGCCAACTGGATGGAGCGGAAGTTCACAATCGTTGACACCGGCGGCTGGGAGCCTGATGCTCGCGGCATCGACCGCTCTGTTGCTGAGCAGGCTGAGCTCGCTATTGAGATGTGTGACGCGATCCTTTTCGTGGTGGATTCGCGGGTTGGGGCGACAGCAACCGATGAGCGCGTGGTTGAGCTTCTGCGACGCACTAAGAAACCGGTTTTCCTGGTGGCTAACAAGGTTGATGATGTTGTGCAGGAGCCGGAGGCCGCGGTGCTGTGGTCGCTTGGCCTTGGCGAGCCGTACCCGGTTTCTGCCCTGCACGGCAGGGGCGTCGCGGACCTGTTGGATGCGCTCTTAAAGAAACTTCCGAAGGAGTCGGCGGTTGCGCAGCCGCAGCTGCAGGGTCCACGCCGTGTTGCGCTGCTTGGCCGCCCGAACGTTGGCAAATCGAGCCTGCTCAATAAGGCTGCTGGCGCTGAACGGGTGGTTGTTAACGATCTCGCCGGCACAACCCGTGACCCGGTTGATGAGCCGGTTGAGATTGCGGGCAGGGTGTGGACCTTCGTCGACACTGCCGGGATCCGCCGCCGCGTGCATCTGCAGCGGGGAGCCGATTTTTATGCTTCGCTGCGCACGGCAACCGCGCTGGAAAAAGCGGAGGTTGCGGTTGTTTTGATTGATGTCACCCAGCCGATCAGTGACCAGGATTTGCGGATTATCGACCTGGTGCTGGAGTCGGGCAGGGCGTTGGTTTTGGCGTTCAATAAGTGGGATCTGCTCGATGATGAACGCCGCCGCTACCTGGAGCGGGAGATTGAACAGGATCTCTCGCACGTCGACTGGGCGCCGCGGGTTAATATTTCTGCGCGCACCGGCAGGCATCTGGAGAAGCTGGTGCCGGCGCTGGAGACAGCGTTGGAGTCGTGGGACACCCGGATCCCGACCGCGAAGTTTAATGCGTTCCTCGCAGAGCTGGTGCAGGAGCATCCGCACCCGCTGCGCGGTGGGAAACAGCCGCGTGTGTTGTTCGGCACCCAGGTGAGTAACCGGCCGCCAACGTTTTTGCTGTTCACAACCGGCTTCTTAGAGCCGCAGTACCGCCGCTTTATTCAGCGCCGCCTCAGGGAGCGATACAGTTTTGAGGGGTCGCCGATCGTGGTTAATATGCGGATCCGCGAGAAACGCCAGCGCCGCTAGAGCTGCGGTCGCCAGGCTATGCCGCTGGCTGGCGGTGGGTCGGATCGGTTGCGCCGCTAGCGTTGCAGCGACTCGGTTGCGGTAATAATCGTGAGCAGGTCCTCCCAGGACGAGGCCAGGCCGGGATGCAGGTTGTAGCCCGGCACATCGGCCAGCTGCACCCAGCGCATCTCGAGCGTCTCCTCGTTCGGTGTTGGGCAGTCCGCGGCATCACTCGCGAGCGCGATAATCGTTGTGTATGTCCAGCCACCCCGGTCGGAGGTGTATTCGCTAAGCGGTGTCACATCGGCAGCGTTAAGCCCCGTCTCCTCAGCGGTTTCACGCAGCGCCGCCGCCTCAGCGCTCTCGTTACGGTGACGTGCACCACCGGGGAGCCCCCAGGTGCCGCCGTGACTCGTCCACTCAGCCCGATGCTGCAATAAAATACCCCGGTCAGGGTGGTATGCGAGAAGGCCAGCCGCACCAAAAATACCCCAGTAGTCGTTGCCGTCTGCCGCGGTGATCCAGGCATCGCCCGAGTCAGGATCCAGCGGCACGCGCCGTTTCACCGGCTGGCTTGGATCTTTTAACTGCTGAGGGGTTGTCTGGTCTGCTGAATCTGCCACATGTTTAGCATAGCCGGGTTTATTTAAAATTTGGCAAACATCTGCTGCAGGCTGTGAAAGCGGTGACGGATGTGCGACAATAGAATGGTTGTTTTTGCCCGTTACAGCAGGCGCCTCTAGCGCTTTTTGTTTTAGCGGGTGGATCCAGCAATCGGGATGTAGCGCAGCTTGGTAGCGCACCTGTCTGGGGGACAGGGGGTCGTCGGTTCAAATCCGGTCATCCCGACCAAAACAGCCTAAACTTCGTTGATTTTCCGAGGTTTTTCGTTAAAATCCGGAGCCGCTGAAAACTCGCTCGTCCAGGTCTGGGACAACATCGCAAAACAGCCAGGCACTTACCGCGCGCTCGCAGTAGCTCTACCCAAATCCGCTGGTGTGCTGCCACTCCGCCCGGCTTCACGGATCCGCTCAACTTTGGTCATTACCTCGTCGAGCTTGTCCGGGAACATATGTGAATAGGTGTTGAGCGTCTCAGTGGCATCAGCGTGCCCGAGCATACGCTGCACAATCAATACGTCAGCTCCTGCCTTAATCGCGAGCGACGCCGCAGTGTGCCTAAGATCGTGAACAGTAATATGCTCGATTCCGAGCTCCTGACGTACCGGCTTCCAGATCCGGTTGTAGAAGTTCTTGCCACCAACAGCAGCTCCGCAGCGCCCACGGAACACGAACTCGCTCGCAGCTCGCCGGCGACACAGCCCCTCGATGTCGTCCATCAGGAACGGCGGCACCGGCACCAGGCGCGCCGAACCCGTCTTAGGTGTACCAAGCTTTAACCGTCCCTCCTTATCGAGCGTCCACGTCCGCCTAACACTAATCCGCCGCGCGGTCAGATCCACATCACCGACCTGCAACGCAGTCGCTTCACCAATCCGCAACCCCACATACCCCAGCAGCAACAACAAAACCCGAAATTGATCCTGCCTGCCGCGCTCGCCGCAGAGCACCGCCGCTTCTTCGAGCTGTTCAACCGTCAGCACGGGAAGCCCCGCAACTTCGCTAGCTTGCCGCTTCGGTAACCTGACACCAGCCAGGGGACTGGCCGCGATCAGCTTATGCTCCACCGCGTAACCGAGCACAGACCCAAAAGTGAGTTTCACGATATGCCGTACCGTTTTTGCTCCCAATACACCGGCCTCACCTCGGGAGAACTGATGAACTGCTTTCCCGGCAACTAGCTCGCTAATCCAAGTCTCGATATCGCGCCGTTGAATATCCCCTACCGGAGTATCGCCCCACCGCGGCAGCACGTATCGCTGCAAGTCTAGTTTGTAGCGTCTCCACGTTATGTCCTTAACGTCTGTCTTGGTTTGCAGCCACGCCTCCGCAACCTCACGAAACGGCAACCGCTCCAAACTCGGATCCAGGTATTTACCTGACCTGATACTGTCCTCAAGCTCCGCAGCGAACGCCGAAGCCTCGCTTTTCGTATCGAACGAGCGTGCGCGCTGCTTGCGCTCGCCGCCTACCAGCTCATGCCAGCATACCTGCCATCGCTTGCCGCGCCCGAACTTACTGGAGCGAAACATGTCGGGCAGCTTCGCAATGGATCGCAGCTGTGCCGCTGTTGGGGAGAGTCTACTGGTGGATCCGTCGGGCAGCGTCGCTACCGCGTCTTTCACCCAAAGGTCGGTAATCCATGCCTTAGCCATCTCGAAACCTGCCTTTTCGCGACTAAAGAGGTTTATGGATCCTGACTGCCAGAGCTAAGCGGATCCGGGGGCGTGAAGGGGAGTTGTAAATAGTAAGTGTAGCAGCCGCGCTCGCCGCAGTTGTGTCAAATGTTGGTGGTATTAGGCTAGCTGGCATTGCTAATAAATCTTTGCGAAACGCCATTGTTTACATGTTGCTATTACACAGTTAATAGTGTAATATAGTTTATGGAAAGGAGGTGAAGAAATGGCAAGGAAAAACAAAAGCCGCAACCAGGCAGCAAGCGAGCTACTGAACGCATTGGCAAAGCTAGTAGCCGCCGTGGCTGCCCTGGTTGCAGCCATTGGAGCGCTATTTAGATAAATAGCGGCGGGGCGGGGGCGCAAGCCCCCAAACCCCTGTTTCTAATTTTGCCATACCATTATGAAAAATACCCTGTTCATTGCCTTAATGCTGCTAGCGGTAGCGTTGCTAATCTGGCAACCATTCGGCGCCACCGTATCAATCGGTCTAGCTGTTGCCTGCGCTATAGCTGCTGTATGGTTACCAGAAAGGAAAAGCCGTGATTAGATACCTGAGCCGGTCAGAGGTAGCGGCAATATTGGGCGTCAAGCCTGATACGTTAAACCGCTACAATCTACCCGAGCCTGACGCTATGATCGGCCGCGCTCGCGGCTGGCTGCCTGAGACAATCGAAGCTTGGGACGCCAGCCGCCCCGGCCGCGGCAACTGGCGGTAACTGCGCGGTTGCATTACCTTTAAGTTGCCTACTTTCTGGTTAAGTTTTGCACACTATCCGCTGCCAAATGGGGTGCAGGGTCTCTCAGTACTCAAATGAGTGGCTCTGAGAGACCCTGCCCTTTAAAACATTTCGTGACCCAATGCCATGTAATAGCTGGAATTAAAACTAGCGGTTTATTATACGTTAACTGTTCCGCTTTAAGCGCAGTTTGCTGGTAGGTTTTCCTCCCCAAATGAGGTAGGCTGTAGATAGAGGAGGGATAGCGTCGTGGATACCGTACCATCAAAACTGAGTGCTACTGCTATAAGCAGCTATGCTGAGCAGATTGCGGATCATTATCGCATCTTCAGTGAAGGATCCGCAGCTGACCTGGGCAGGCTAGTGCAAGCCTTGGGTGGTGAAGTCGAAGTGTCGAACTCGCCGATCGCGCAAGAATCGCTCACTGTAAATGGTGCACGCAGTTTTACCGTCCATCTCCCCCCGTTTACCGGTAGCCGTCGTGACCGCTTCACCATAGCTCACGAGCTCGGTCACTACTTCCTACATTACCTCTACCCCCAGCATAAAGGCATGCATGTTTTTAGTCGTGGGGGAAGTAACCTGGCAGAGTATGAAGCTAACCATTTTGCCTCCTGCTTGTTGATGCCTGCCGAGATGTATGAAAAAGCATATAGAGAGCTCAAGGGCGATCATTATGCGCTTTCTAAATGGTTTGATGTTTCTCCAGCGGCATCAAGAATTCGGGCTAAAGTGTTAAGGCTTGGGAGTGGTAGCTAGAAGACAACCTGGCCGGTCAGTACTTTTTCTGTCAGCTGACCTGGTAGGGTCAACTGACTATAAGCAAAAGCACACCGGCTGGCAGCGGGTTTTCTTAAGCTTCTATCATGAGTTCCCAGAAAAAATAGAGCAAGCGAAAGAGGAACTGCTTAGCGCGGAGCTGAAAAACGAAGACGAGCGCTACATACCGGAGTTTAAGCTGTGGAAAGCAGTGGGGGACGAGCTTATCTTCGAAGTTCATATCAATCATGAGCGAACAGCCGTTAACGCCGTCAGAATATGGTTGAGTGCGCTGTCTATATATGAGCAAAACGTCCTTAGCGACAATGACACTAAAACACTCGCGCTAAAAGGTTCAGGCTTTATCGCCACATTCCCAGGACCCGATAGTGAATCGACCATTCCCAGAAGAATCGACAAAGAAACAAAAGAGTCTGACGAGGATGTCGTAACGATAAATGACGAGCGTCTGAGGGGTAAGCGTGCCTACACGAAATACCACTACGATTATTTTGGTCCTAGCATCGATACAGGCTTCAGAATCGCGTCAAAAGCATCGCACCGCTACTTCACCATCAGTGTGGAAGTCGCCCTCTGCCTAGCCCTAACCGCATACGATGCCACAGCAAGTCAAAAGCCGATTTGGTTGCATGAGCTGAAAGACCTTGTCTACCACGGAGAAATAGTTTTCAAGGGCGTCTGGAGCGGCAGGCCATACCCACTGTTCGCGATTGACCGACAAGCTAATACCCCCCTGGTGAAAGCATTCCAACCTTTCAACGGCAAAACACTCGACCCCCAAGCAGTGTTCGAAGCCTGCTACGCCTGCCTAGGTGAAAAAGAATGGCCGAGCGGTATATTCCTGCCAGATAGCCAACACGAAAGAGTGAAAGAAAATCCGCCCGACGTGATGGAGTCACTTCGCCAATCTGCGCCGCTTGCAGGGGAGACAGACGAAACAAAACGGCTTTCCACCACTGAAGTACCGCTTAATTTCCCCCTTGGCGACAAAACAAGCACACCGAAAAAATAGGCAGTGAACCGAGCACCAGGCGCTCGCAGCCGGGGAGCAGCTCACGCAATCACCAGGCGCTCGCCGCAGGGGAGCAGGGTTAATCCACGGCGAAGTCGCGCCGCTTCTCCTCATGACGCGCACCCAACCCGTACAGCAGCCCCGCACCGGTCAAGAACACCGCCGTGTATGCAGTGGACCGGCTCACAGCGACGCGGTAGCAGCCCTAAATTAAAACCCGCAATCAGTTGCCTAAACCATAGGAACCATGTAGCATAAAAACAGTAATCGAAAAAAACTTCGATAAGGACAAGGCAGCATGGATCACAAAGAACTCAATGATGAGACACTATTACGCCACCTCTGCGAACAAGCCGCCGAGCAGACCAGTAACCTGTATGAGGCAACGGAAGCGCTCGCCGATGCTATTAGTCGATACGTTCGCGGGCGCGGCGAATCACAATGTCTGGAGAAATCTTAAGTGCATCGCAAATGTCGAGGAACGTCTTTAAATTGATTGCCCGCTCGCGCTTCAGGTAGTTGCGTGTCGAGTCGTAAGGTCGGCCAGTTAGTCTCGCGATATCCATCATTGATAGCCCCGCAGCAGCTATTTCGGCGTTGAGCTGTGCAATGATGGCGGCTTCTAGGATGTCTTCATCTTTGGTCATGGGTCAATTCTATTGCATAAAATGACCAAAAAATAAACGTATTTGACCAGGCGCTAACTTGACTATGGTCGAATGACCATATAAGGTGGTTATATGACCATAAGTAACCGGGTTTCGCGCAACATTAAAACGCGCTGCGAACAAGCGTCAATCCCCATTACAAAACTTTCGCAAGAAACAGGGATACCTGACAAAACGCTTCGCCGTAGACAAGCAGACCCAGACCAATACAGCCTACGAGAGCTCATCAGGATTTCCCGCGTCCTAGACGTCGAAGTCGGTGACCTGATCGTAAAAGACTTGTAACCATCCACAAAAATCGGAGCCGATAATGAAATACGAGAACGGTAGCCCGTTATTCAAACCCGCAAACCCCAGGCATCGCAGCCAAACCCCACAACAGCAGGGGCAGCGACAGTGCCGCGCTCGCGGCAGGGGAGCAACACACATCGAGCACCAAGCGCTCGCCGCAGCCGAACCTGAGAAAAAGCTGAGCGGCGCTCGCGGAGGTTGTGCTACACTGTGGATTGGTGCTGAAACACCATTTATACAGCGGCTTTCCGCTCCCGTCAGGGCGGTTTGTCATTTCTGCCAAAGCGCAGTAAAGATTAACGGCTTTTATGCCGGGAGTACCCTTGGAATACAAGACCCCGTTCGCGGGAAATACGGGGTGGGCCGACTGTATACGGTTTTTTCAGCTCCCGGCGTTTTTACTTTGCGGAAACAGAGGCAAAGACGCTGCCGATTTAAAATTACAGACCCTGAAAAAGTCTTTTATACAGAAGGAGCGTAAAGCTCATGTTTCAGTACCCAAACCCGGTGTACCCAAACAGCCGCAACAGCGGCAAACACCCGTGCAAACCCGCAACACCCCGGCACCGCAGCCAGCAAACAGACGCGGTGAGCGGATCCACCACCCAGAAAGCGGGTGCGTGATGAACGACCGGATAGACACCCTGCGCGGGGTCGAGAACCTCGCCATAAAAAAGTTCAACGAGCTCGCACCACAAGCAACAACCGAGAACGGGCGCCACTTGCTGTGGGAAGCAACAAGCGAGTTCGTCAACGCGGTATTTAAAGCGAAAGCCGCCGAGTCATGGATTAAGGGCGAGCATCTGGCTCACGAAATTAGTGCCGATACCAGCCGCTACACCAGTGGGCACATCCACAAAGACGAGGCGGGCAGTAGCGTTGAAAAAACGCTTGATAACCTTGTCAAATTTCTTACGCTCCTCAGCGTCAGCGACCTCGAGATTGAGCAGAGCGAGGAGCTTATAAACACGGGCGCCAAGCAGATCAGCGTTGTCAACATCCCAGTTAGTAAGCGTCTCCTGGAGCTGCTCACAGAGGCCCAAGAGATAAGCGCGAACCTCATCCTTAAGGGAGCTGATACCCGTGATTAGTTCTACAAGATCGTCAACAGCTTTAAGCGCCTCAGTGATCTGCTCAGTGACAGAAGAATCCCGCACACTGACGGCAGCAGCTAACCCAGCAAAAGCAATGACCGAAGACTCGGGAATAAGCCGGATCTCTCTGCCCCTCTCGTCTATGGGAATGTTAGGGAAGATAAGCGCTTTCACGTCCTCTAAAACTGGCAGCGCATCCTTTAACATCGGCCTTGCCTCTGCCATGCGCAGTGCTTGCGCCTCCACCTTGCAGGTGAGCTCAACAGCTCTAGCGTGCGAAGTCCACCAGTCGCCAGACGCATCAGCACGATGCCCTAGCGTCGAAACTCCATCGGGGACAACAGCCCAGTCTTTGATTATGGTCAGAAGCTCTTCTGCTGCACTCGTCATAGCCCTAATCTTAGCCTGTGGAATAGCGCCCGACAACGGTGCGCACGCAACCCAGCAGTGCAGCAAGAAAGCGGGTGCGTGATGACCAAAGTAACAGGCAGCATTCCCCATGAGGTTGAAGCTTTCGCGAAATTCAAGCCCACACTGAAAACACCATTCAGTGTCAACTTTGAACAGCTCATTCGCCGACACCAAGAAATTCTGACGCTAACCACGGCAGTAGAGAACCTTATGCAGCGAGTAGGACTCGCTAAACGCTGCAAAGAACTCGCGATCCACGACCCATTCCAGCAGGCACTTGCTGATCTGAAACTGGAAACTTTGGAAGTTGAACTCGCAGATATGGAACGGCTGCTCCGATCGCGAATATTCAACCTCGGTCGTGCAATCACTAACTACCACCGCATAGAGCAGAAACCAGCCACGGTGGAAGAAGCAAACCAGCTCGTTCTCGAACACGAAGAATACCTGCTGAGTTCGCGGGCGCTTAAACCGCAGGTCGCGGCAAGCTCACAGCGATCCACCCACCCCGAAATCGTGGCCGCAGGTAAGAAAGAAGGTGCGTGATGTCTCTTCTTCGCTTCTTCAAAGAGCGTAAGCAGCTGCGAGAGCAGACTCTACGTGATCTCGTGGACGCGCACTACTGGCACTGCCTGCGTGCACGTCAGAAAAGGGTTGACCTGCTGAATAAGACAATCCGTGACCGTCGCGCCGCCGTCATCAAAGCTGAGAGAGTGGCGCAGCAAGAGGGAAGGCTTGACCGATGAAACACGGTAACAAAAACGTGGGAGCCAGTGCTCTAACACTGACTCCCACCAGTCACGAATTACTTCTTAGGTTTTCGAGACTGTACGACGGTTGTGTTGGGATGCCGTTTGGCATAATTTGTGGTCACGAACCGTCCGGTGATAGCACTCCGTGCAGTTTTACCGCTGCCGGAGTTGCTACCACCACTTCTTCTAGAGCTGGACTTAGAAGCCATTACAATCACCTCCTTCCTAGCTTTGCCTCCCGCATCGCAGGTAGGCGGGCTAGGGCAAGCCTAAACCGACATGTTCAGGAATTTACCGAGGCAATTCTCAGGCAACGCAAAGCAGCTATCAAAAATGCTATCGATTGCTATCGATTGCTATCTGCTGCTACAAAAAGCACTCTTATAAACAGCGCAAAACTTTTTGGCGACACGCCGCCTTCTGTGCGGTGCTTGGTCAGCCAAGCCTTGAAAGGACAGGGGCATGACTAAAACACAGAGATTCTGGTTCACCCTCGCAATCGGGTTGTATTTCGCGGTTAGTCTGCTGCAGCTGCTGCTCGGCTTCCACGGGTTTAACGGCGCGAACATGCTGGCACTGGTGGTCGCGGTGATCGCTGTCGTCGTATTGGTGGCCGACAATGATTGATCTCACTCAGATTCCGATAAGCGAGCTGAAGATGCTCTCCACCGCCGAGGCTGCCGAAATCTTGGGGCAGCACCGGGTGACCCTCACCCGCTGGCGCACCACCTGGACAGAGGCCGGCGAATGTCTCGGTCCACAATTCATCCTGCACCCGAACGGCCGAGTCAGCTACCCCGAGGCAGCTGTCTTGGAATATCTGCAATCCTGCCTCGTACAGCGGCCAGGCGAACAGCCTCGGCTGGCACCGGTCAGTGATCTGCGCATCGTCGATGTTGCAGCAAAAGCGAGCGGACGTTGAGCCGCCAACAGATTTAGGAAACACCCATGAACTACTACACGCCACGACACGCAGCAGCCACACCTAACACGGTAACCGCGTTCACTCAGCGGCTGCTGCAGAAACTACACCGGTTTATCACCCCGAGGAGCACAAAATGAGCGGCGACACTTTCTACAAGCAGCGGCTTAGCGACCTGCATCTCGCGCTCAGCGATCTCGCGCTGGAGCGTGAACGCCTCAATCTGAAACTGCAAGAGGAGCGCATGCTCGACAGCGCCGATCAGGAGCGGCTGACCAGGCTTGATCGCGAGATCCAGCTGATCTGTATGCGTATCGGCAGGATTCGCCATCTAATGGCCGTCGAAGCTGACCGTGCTACCTCCCGCCGGAGGGCTGCCTGATGGGCGCTCTCGGCAAACCACAGCGCACTTATGTGCCGATGATTGTGGAGTCAGCTGATTGGCACTGCGACCACTGTCGTTTGACCGCAAGGTATCGTTTCGTGTGCCAGACTGACGAGTCGCAGGGGTGGATGATGTGCCGATCTCACGCGAAGCAGGCGGTTAAATCGGCTGAGGCTGTCACCCCGGACGTCACCGGCGATAAGCTCGTATGCGCCTGCGGGGATATCGGTAAAACCATCGACGATATCGCTTATATCACCGACTTGGTGGACGGCAGCCGCAAAACCAGCGACGAGATTGCTGCGCTCAAGTTTGGAGGCCAGTCGTGACCGCGATCGACCTGAACCATGAACGGCAGCTGCGTGCAGCGGCAGCACGACTGCAAGAGAAACAGGCTCGGCAAGCAGAAGCGCAGCGGCTCGCGGAACTATATAACACGGATCCAAAAACCGCCGCTGCGGAAGATCGGCGCCGTAAACGGCAGGAGGCCGCGCGCCGTCGCGCAGAAGAACAGCAGCACATGCTTTATCTGCGGGAACAGCAGCGGCAACGCCGCGCAGCACTGCCAGACAGCTACAAGCACGCGCACGCGAAAGCACGGCAAACCCCGTGCCCGTCAGGGCTCGGAAAAGGCCTGCACTTTTTGCCGAATCTTGACATCGCCGCATGCCTGTTTTGTGGCCTAACCGTAGACCAGATTTCCGACCCGGCGGGCACGCCTGCCGCACCGCCTGCGGGGTCGGAACCAGCCAGCAGCGGGCTATTCCAATGAACACACATATCCACGCTCACACACAGCCCGCTGCTGTATCTCTCGCCCCGGCTGCTTATCAGCTCCAAGCAGTCGGGGCGCAGCCCCATGCCCAGTCGCCCGCGCCGGTGGCGTCGCCTGCGCCGTCGCGCAGTGTGCCTTACAAGCTGCCGCTGCTCGCTATGACCTATGTGGTCTGGTGGCCGCAGTATGGCGTCTTTAAAGTCGGCCGTGCCTTCCGAAACCAGCGGTGGCGGTCACTGATCGCCCGCGGCGCCGAACTGATCCTGCTGCAGTGGGATCAACTAAAGGAGTGTGAGACCGCCGCGCTAGCCGCGCTGCGGCAACACTTCATGCCAGCGTTCAACAACGAGCTCGAAGCGCAGTGGCTGCTACCCGGCGGCCGCGGCTTTAGCGAGTGCTTCAGTGTGGTCGGCGAGGAAGAGCTTAAGCAAGCCATTGATGTTTACTATCGAGGAGTAGCCCCGTATGTCTTTCAATCGCGCGAGGTCGCTGCCGCCCAGCGACTTTACAGATCCGAAGTTCGCAGCGCTCCCGGCGCTGGTGCGTATGACGGCCGCCGGGTTGAGGATGTTTGCCGACGACGAAGGGCGTGGACTGGTGCGTCTGCGCAGCATGATCGCGGAGATATACGAGTACGACCTGAGCGTTACCGAGCATGTGATGGAGGATCATCTGCTGCAGCTCGACGATGCCGGGTGGCTGACCCTGTATCAAGCAGATGGTATGAGCCTGTTTCAGATTCGGTACTGGCCACCAGTGCCGCATATGCGCCCCTCGGATCTGCCTGCGCCGCCAGGATATCGTATGCCGCAGCGCGGGCAGCACGACACCTTAGACGAGTCTTACGAGCGCCAGGAGCCACAGCAGGAGCAGCAGGAGCTGCGCCAGGTGCCGCAAGAGCAACTTGTCGGAAATCCTTACACGTTCCCACCGCAGCAACCTTCGCCGTGGCAGGAACCGGCGGCGCAGCAACTCCCGCCTACCTCGGCGATGCTGCACCCGGGGGAGAGCAGCGCGGTTTCATTCTCGCAGGCAGAGCAACAGGTAAGCAATTCTTACGCATTGGTGTCGCCTGGTGCACAGGAGCAGCTCCAGATGATTCACCAGGCGCAAGCTTCGCAGCCGTCGTCAGCGGAAACCTGGGCAAGCCCGCCGCAAAATATCTCGCCGTCGACTTCGGACGAGCTTTCACAAAAAACCGCGGAATATCAAGCGCCGGAGTCTTTCATGAAGCCTTCAAGAAGCGTTCAGGAAGCTTTCACGGCTGTAGCGCGCGAGAGCGCGCGGGCGGGCGCGGGCGCGGGCGCGCGTGCGCGCGAGGGCGTGCGCGAGGGCGTGGGTGCGCGCGTAGGGACGACGAGCCCTGGCTTAGACGGCGAAAATTTAGACGCAGCAGCGGGTTTGAGGGGACAAGTGTATCCAAATCCGGGAGCAGCTACGCCGCCGCAGCAGACACCGCCGCAGCAAGTTTCGCCGCAGGCTCGGCAGCAGGTGACTCCACCTCCGCCGCCGCAGGCTGCCGCTTACGTGGATCCGACCATTCAAGCCGCCGAGGCGTTGCCGTGTCCGCCGTCGCCGTTCTGCTCGCAGCATCAGCCGTGGGGAACGGAGGAAGCCTGTGGTCCGTGCCGGACAACGCGAATGGCGATGGATATCTACAACGAAGCCAAGGCACGGGTTGGGCTATCGACCCCGGCAGCTCCACCAGCTCCACCAGCACCAGCGCCGCCAGCAGCTTCACCGCCACCGCCGCCTGTGCCGCAGCAGTCAGCGCCAAATCTACAGGCGCCGCAGCAACCTTCCGGGGTGCGGTTCGTTCCTGCTGAGCCATCGTCACAGGCTGAGACTGACGCCACCGATTGGGGTGATTTCTGATGCGTGCCGAGTTTGAGACTGCTTGCGCTCACGTGCCGGAGATTGTTGAGCTCCTGGTCGAGTCGCTGCAGCCGTCGATGCAGGTGAACTACTCCGGCAGAGTGGCAGCCGCACGGTCGGTTTCTCGTCCGCCGCTGCGTATCGAGGTGCTCGAGCAGCTCGACTGTCTGTGGGGTTGGATGTGGTACGTGGCGGACGGATTAACCCGCCGCGCTGGTATCACCCAGCCCGTCGCCGGTGGATCCCGTTACACGATCGTGCAAGACCGCGCGATCGTTGCTGGCTATTCTCGGATTGTGGATCGGCAGACGGTGCTGGATTTCAAGAAGCTCGCCGACCATATCGCCGAGCATGCCGAGCTGTTGTTTGACAGGTTCGGCACCCCGTATGATACCGCGCTTAGTATTTTTGTTCGATTGATCGAGCAACTGTATGCGGAGCTCGGCCTGTCGGTGCGCCCGTTCTATCTCAAAGTTGCTTGCCCGGTGTGTGCAACCGCGCTGCTGCGTACCACCGACACCGGCTGGGTTTGTGACCACTGCGAGACTAGCTTTGTGCGAGCGGATCCGCCAGCACAGGATGATGATTGGGGAGAGGAGCATCTCTAATGGGTGGCAGGAAATACTACACGTATGCGGCGGCGGCGAAGCGGCTCGGATATTCGGCCGGGACAATCAAGAAATGGCGCCGTGAAGGTATGCCGACCGTGCGGGACGCGAAGGGGCGAGTAGTGATCGAGCACTCAGTGCTGCTCGCCGAGTATCGGCGAAGGCTCGCAGCGGATCCGGTCAGATCCACCGCCGCACGCAAACGCGCCGAACAGTTCGGGTTTACTCCGGCGAGCACGAGCTCGCCCGGACTTGACAACGCTCCGCGTAACCCCCCTAAACTGTAAGATACACCACAACTGTGCGAGGGTGACATGGCAACCAACCGAACAGGTACAGCCAAGTGGAAGCATCTACGCCGGGAAGTATTGCAACAAGCAATCAACGAAGGCGTCACACACTGCCCACGCTGCCGGGTGCTTCTCGACTACCGCAACGGCACCGCTATGAACGGTGCAACCGTCGATCACATCATCGCATATGCGCGCGGAGGATCCGACCGCAGAGAGAATCTGCAAGTTCTATGTCGCCGCTGCAACGCGCAACTCGGCAAAAAAGCCAGACCGAACCCAAACCGACCAAAATCGGTTAGCAAAATCACAACAACAATAAATTGGTGATTACACACATTAACTCAAAAACCCACATAGGGGGGGAGCCCCTCCCCATAGGGCAGATCGCCACCCCGCGGAAATAGGGAAATCTCTCCCCGATAAATTTCTCCAAACGGGTCTGCGCGAGGTCGATTGAACCAGCGGCTTAAATTTCCCCGCACAGGCACTAAAAACCCTGTTTTTCCTTGATATTACGCGGTTTTTCCGTAACAGTATTGGTATAATTTTAGGTATGGATAGACACTGCAAATACTGCTTCGGGAGCATGATGATGGTACGCCGTGACGCCAAATTCTGTCGCGTAAAATGCCGCGTCTATTTCGCCCGCGAGCTCCGCCGAATCCCCGCCGCTCTTCGCGCTTTTAAAGCCTGGGTCAGGATGAAAGCCGCCAAGCCTGTGCAAACTAACGGGAAGCCCGCATCATCCACCAATCGCACAACCTGGACAGACTATAAAAGCGTCAGAAGATCACGACAGGGCGACGGCTTCGGTGTCGTCCTCGGCCGCGGCCTATGCTGCTACCGCTTCAAAAACGCATACCGCCGAGGAAGACTGCTGAAAAGAGTGCACCAGGCGCTCGCCGCGGTTACCGAGCCTATAATCTATGCCGAACAGCAGCAGTCGGAGCTCCTGGTGTTCGTTGAAGGTGCTGAGCAGTACACGAGCCGCACCAGAAGCTACATCAAACTGACGCGCAATCAAGTGATTCGCCTAACCGGTGTCAGATATCAGCTGGCTTAACCTCAGCTAGGAGGGTGACATGGCAACGAGGAAAACACCGAGCCGTAGCACTACCACCAGGCGGCCGAAGAAGATTGAGAGCGTCCACGATGCTGTCGTGCACGGATCCAAGATAGACGAGCTCCACCAGATACGACTCGTGCTAGCTCGCGCGATAGACGAGCATGCCGCACCGAAAGACCTCGCAGCGCTCACCAAGCGCCTACAGGACGCAACAGCAGAATACGAAACCCTAACCGGCGCCGTTAAACCCGAAACTGCCACCAAGGAGGTTACAGCAAATGCCTCCAAGCGCCGCCAACCGGTCTCACTTAAAGCTCTCTGACCTAGCCAGACACCTCTGCATCCCCGCGGGCGTCGACACAACCGGCTGGCCAGAAATCGAAGAACGCTGCCTAGAATTCGGCATCAAGTTTGACACCTGGCAGCACGGGATCGGAACCCTCGCCTTCTCATATAAGAAAAACGGCTACTACGCTTGCGGTGTCGGCGGCGCCTGGCTTTCAATCCCTCGCCAAACAGGTAAAACCTACCTGATCGGCTGGTCAGTATTCGCCCTATGCAGCCTATACGAGAACCTAACAATCGTCTGGACCGCACACCACCTGCGCACAAGCGACCAAACCTTCGGCAAAATGGCATCAATGGCAGAAAAACCAGCCGTGCGCTCCTACATCGAGTCCGTACGCAGATCTAATGGTCAGCAAGAAATACACTTCACCACCGGGTCACGCATCCTGTTCGGCTCCCGCGCCTATGGATTCGGTCGCGGCTTCGACGAAGTAGACCTTATGGTGTTCGACGAGTGCCAAATCCTCACCGAGTCATCTCTAGCTGACATGCTGCCCGCCACCAACGCCGCACCCAACGGGCTAGCAATATTCATGGGCACACCACCACGCCCAAAGGATCCAGGCGAAGCCTTCAGCACACGAAGACAAGAAGCAATAAACGGCGACAAAGACACCCTCTACATCGAATTCTCAGCAGACCCAGAAGCAGCCATCATCGACTGGAAGCAGCTCGAGAAAGCAAATCCCAGCTACCCACACCGAACCAGTCGAACAGCGATCCTGCGAATGCAGAAACTGATCGGATCCGACAGCAACTTCCGCCGCGAAGCATATGGCATCTGGGACAAAGCAAACACCGCCGCAACCGTCTTCGAGTCAGAAACCTGGGACAACCTAGCAACCCAAACCCCTCCCAAGGAGGGAATCGACTGCTACGCGGTAAGATTCAGCATCGACGGTGCAACCGTCGCGCTCGCCGCAGCTCGTCGATCCACTGAGCCGGGCAACGACACAGTGTTTGTCGAAGCTGTGAGAGAAGCCCCAATCAGTGAAGGCGTCACTTGGCTGGTCGACTGGCTAATTGACCGGAAGGACAAAGCAGCGCAGATAGTGATCGAGGGCAAGAGCGCCACAGCTTATCTCATCTCCGAATTGCAACGCCACGGGTTGAAGAACCGGAAGCAAGTGATTGTGCCCAGCACAGAACAGGCGATTGCGGCGCACGCGATTTTTCAACAGGCCGTAACGACAGGGCAAATATCGCACTCTGCGCAGCCGGAGCTGAAACGCCAAGTGGTTGGTGCAACAATGCGTAAAATAGGTAAACAGGGCGGATTCGGATGGGCGGCAGCAACCCCCGACGAATCTGTCTCAATCCTTGAAGCCGCAACCTACGCAGTATGGGCGGCAAAAACAACTAAACGCAGACCAGGACGAAAGCAGGTGATTAGCACATGACTAAGATCATGCCGAGCTCTATCATCATCAACCCGTCTTCAACGACACTGACTGCCTCTGAGATCGCGATCGCAAATGAGCTGTTTAGCAAGCTGGAGAAAAAGCACGGACGAAACAGGATCCGGCAGCGGTACTACGACCAGAAGCAACTGCTGAAAGATTTGCGGATCAGCTTGCCGCCGCAGCTGCGAAACATCCAGTCGGTGCTGGGCTGGCCAGCGAAGACCGTTGACGTGCTCGCCGATAGAATCCAGTTTCAGGGATTCCAAGTAACAGGCAAAACGCCAGACAACTACGGACTGGACGAGCTCGTAGAAGCTAATAACTTCTACGACGAGTTTTCTCAGACCATAACGAGTGCATTAACTCACAGTGTGGCGTTTATCACTATCTCTCGTGGGATGGAACCTAACGAGCCAGAGATTTTATGGTTGGCTAAATCAGCGCTCAATGCTACAGGCATTTGGAATCGCCGCACTCGCTCGCTCTCCTCTGGCTTAACTGTGACCGGACGCAGCAAAGAGGGGGTTATCACTCACGCCACCCTGTACTTGCCTGACAAGACAGTTGATCTGGAAATCGGTGCGGGCGGTAAGTGTAAAACTGACGTTCAACCCAACCCGACCGGTCGGGTGCTTATCGAGCCGCTGATCTACAGTGCTGATCTCTCTCGCGAGTTCGGTCGCTCACGGATTAGTCGCGCTGTTATGACGCTCACTGACTCAGCAATTCGTACTATTGTGCGAAGCGAGGTCGGTGCGGAGTTTTTCGCTAGCCCGCAGCGGTACATCCTCGGCGCTGACGAGAACGAGCTGAAAGACAAATGGGATGCGCTCGTCTCTAAGGTGCTGACTATTACGAGAGACGAAGATGGTGATTTGCCGACCATCGGGCAGTTCCAGCAGCTATCGATGCAGCCGCACACGGATCAGCTTCGACAGTGGGCATCCCTCTTAGCGGCGGAAACATCTATACCGCTTGATGAGCTCGGCTTCCCATCGCAGAACCCGTCTAGCGATGCAGCGATTCAATCGCAGCGTGATCCGCTTAGGCTGCGTGCCGATGCCGCGATTAGGGGATTCCAAAGCACTCTGCGGCGGCTAGCAAACACAACGATCTTGCTGCGAGACGGAGAGCTACCTGGTGGTGATATTCAGGGCTGGTTTAAGCCAACACTGAACATTACTGATGCAGCTGCAGCTGACGCTGTGCTTAAGCAGGTGCAGGTTATGCCTTGGCTGGCAGATTCGCCAATTATCCTTGAAAAACTAGGGTACGATGCGTCTGCTATCAGGTCGCTTCTTAACGAAAAACGGCGTAACGAGGGTCGGAACCTCTTAGAACGGATTGCAGCAAACGCTGATCGATACGATGATGACGGTAACCTGATAACAGGCTAATGCCAGTGTAGGCGGTGAGTTTTATGACTGACCGCCAAGACCTGGAAACGCTGCTTCGTTCCCTCAAGGGCATTTATCAAAGCAACTTGACTGAGGTTAGGGCGATTCTTGAAAAAGCAGAATCCTACAGTGACGCAGAGCATCGTAAGGCTTTTATCCTTGAGAGTTTTCTCATTCTAGCTAAAGATGCGTCGACAATTGGCGGTGAGATTGGTGCCCGTTGGTACGAGGAGCAGCGCGCAGTTGCTGGTATAGACGATGGGTGGCGCGCTTGGCCGAGAGAAGGCATTACCTCTGAAGCTGCGCGTGAGCATCTAACCGGACTGCTGCAAGAAGATCAGGAGTCTAGCGAGCTAAAGAAAGCAGCGGCTAAGAAAATCTCGGGTTATGCCCGGAACGCCGCCCGTAACACAATCGCTTACTCAGCAATCTACGACCGGCACGCGACAGCTTTTGCTAGGGTGCCGCGAGGTAAGAAAACCTGTGCTTTTTGTACGCTGCTTTCTAGCCGCGGTTGGGTGTATACGGATCCGAAGCAGGCAGGGTATATAAACACTTACCACTCGAATTGTGATTGTTTGATTGTGCCTTCCTGGCGTGGCAGAATACCGGCGATTGAGAGGTACAACCCCGAACGGCTGGAGAGACACTACCACCAGGCGCGTGAAGCCGCGATAGAAGAGTACGGCATCGCTAACCCCACAGATGTTCATATTCTGGAGCGAATGCGTGCTGTGCCTAACCGGTACACGGACAGCAGAGTCCATGACGGAGGTTTCACCAAAGAGGAGAAATCTAGCGGCAGCTGGCGTATTCATGAAGCCTACTGGAAAGCGCGACAAGACGCTCTAAAATCCATAATTCATGACGATCAGCTCTATCCGTGGGAGATACAAACAATCGAGCGGCTTGAAAGGCTGGGGCACAGAGTCGAGTGGATTTCGCGTGACCCTCGCCGTATCTCGAGCAATGATTTCATCTGGTTAACGGAAGATGGAGTATTGGCTGAAACTAAATCAACAAGTGCTAAGTATGAGACTATTAAAAAACGCATACAAGGTGCTGTTAAAGCTGCCGCAAAACACGACATCGTTAAAGACGTGTTCCTGATTGATATCGGGAAACGTAGACTGTCAGAAAAGCTGCGAAAGCAGGTGGCAGCCTATAACGATCGCGTGCAATCAGGCAAGATCAAGCAACTGTATGTGTTGAGCGAGTACGGGGAGAAGCTAGAGCGAATCATCTAGCTATGGCAAAAGGTGGGGCGCATTGCTCCGCCGCTTAAACACCGAAGTGTTATAGGTCAACTAACTTATGACCGACAGAGGGCCATCCCCACCCTTTGAAACTAACTCTACACCAAACCTGGCAGAAACCCAAACCATTTTACTTACCCGCAACAGCCCGGGGTAACGGCTGGAACACGATACTGCACAGCAGGGAAGGACAACCTCATGGACACAACAGCACCAAGCTCACCCAGCACTACCGCTGAGACAAGCAGCACAGGGGAGGGAACCGCTAAAACAACGGAGAGCGACTTTAAACCGATCACAACTCAGCAAGACCTCAACCGTATAGTCTCAGAAAGACTGTCACGAGAGCGAGCTAAATACTCGGACTATGAGTCCCTCAAAGAGAAAGCAGCGAAGTTTGACGAGGCAGAAGAAGCCTCCAAAACCGAGCTTGAAAAAGCACAGTCCAGAGCAGAAAAAGCAGAAGCAAAACTGAAATCTCTAGCACACGAACTACAAATCACCGCCTGGAAAGAACAGGTCTCAAAAGAAACGGGGATTCCAGCGGACGTGCTGCGAGGAGTAACGCTTGAAGAGCTTAACAGTCACGCCGACGCGCTGAAAACCCTCATTGTCCCGCACACCACCAAGCAAGGCGGATACCTGCCTCGCGAGGGAAGCAACGAATCAGAGATCACACCGCTTAACAGCAACGCCCTGCTTGACGCTTTGAAAGCCGCAGTAGGGAAAGCCTAAAACTTGAAAGGAACTCAATAATGGCAATCACAGAGGCACAAAAACTAAGCGATCTCGGGGGAATGCTAAGCCCCGAGCTCGCCGCACCATACTTCGCAGAAGCTAAGCGGCAGTCAGTCGTGCAGCAGCTCGCCCGACAGGTGCCTGTAGGCATTACCGGCACCAACGTGCCCATCGTCACCTCAAAACCACAGGCATCATGGACCGCAGAAGGTGGCCAGAAGCAAACCACCCAGATGGAAATGGGCATCAAATCCATGAAACCGCAGAAGCTGACAGCCATCGCAGTGGTATCAGCTGAAATCGTACGAGCAAACCCAGCAGGATACATGGAGCTGCTCGTAAGCGAAATCGGTGAAGCCTTCGGCCGCGCCTTCGACGCAGCCACACTGCACGGCACCAACACTCCATTCGGCAGTGACAACTACATCGGCGCAACGACCAAGTCGGTAACACTCGGTACGACCGCCCAAAACAAAGGCGGCCTGTTCGGAGACATCAACGCCGGTTTGAAGCTACTCACCGCGGAAAAGAAGAAGCTAACCGGATTCGTGTTCGACAACACCGCCGAGCCTGACTTCAACGCCGCAACCGACTCAAACGGGCGACCACTGTTCATCGACAACCCAAACATTGATGCAGCGGCAACCATCCGAGGCGGTAAACTCCTCGGCCGCCAGTTCCTCATGGGCGACGATGTCGGCTCAAACAGCGTTGCAGGATTCGCCGGAGACTGGACAAAAGTGCTCTGGGGTGTCACAAGCGGCCTCAGCTACGATGTCTCAACAGAGTCCACAGTCACCATCAACAACAAACTCGTCTCACTCTGGGAGCACAACCTCGTTGCTATCCGTGCCGAAGCAGAATACGGCTTCATCTGCGCAGATAAAGACGCATTCGTGAAATTCGCGCCAGTAGGAGGCTAAACAATGAGCGTGCAACTGAAATCCAAGGCAGGCACCCTAGTAATAGTCTCTGACGCGCTCGCTGAGGTGCTGAAAAAGCAAGGATGGAAGTCAACTTCCGCTAGCAAAAAATCCACGCCTCTATCTGACGCTGCTGCCGAGGCTGTGGACGAGGAGGATCTATCCCAGCACATGGACGAAGTCTCCACAGAGGATATCCCAGCAAGTAAGGCTAAGCAGTAGTTGGAGGTCGATATGAATGCTGTGAATCCGTTCCCGTTTGCGACCATTAAGGAGTTGCGACAGCGTTGGCCAGCTATGCCAGATCGCGATCAGAGCTATCTGGAGGCGCTTTTGGAGGATGCGTCACAGTTCATTATTGACATCGTTCCCGCTGCCGCGAAGGCTGCAGAGTCATCGCGGCGGCGGGTCTGCTGCCAGGTTGTCAGGCGAGCTCTGGAGGCTGAGACGCAGAACCTTGCTGGTTTGGAATCCATCCAGACAAGCGCGGGTCCATTCCAGGACACCTATAAGCCGCTTAACCCGCACGGTGACTTCTATCTGACTAGTCAGGAGAAGAAAGCATTGGGTGGCGGAACCCAAAAGGCGGGGGCTGTTGACATGCTTGGAGCTCGCAAATGAGAACCCGCCGTCGAGCCGCCCTCGCTGTCAGTCATCACCGATATGTGCCAGGTGAACAGGACGAGCTTGGCATTCCATCATCCTCGTGGGTGCGCCTGCCGGATCCGCTTATGATATACGAGTTTGAGCCAGTCGTGGTGACCGAACCTGCAATGAACGGACATCACCGTATTATCCACACCGCGAGAGTGTACGCACCATTCAGCAGCGGTGTGAGAGCGCGAGACAGGCTGGAGCTCGCTGGCAAATTGTATGAGGTTGTCGGCGATCCGCTGCAGTGGAGTAATCGCCACAGCGGGTATATAGCTGGTGACGTTATCAATCTGAAACTGATTGAGGGGTGAGAGCGTGCGAGACTCAATCCTTTTTGATCCAGCGGAAATCCGGCTCAGAAGCTATCTAGCGAAAGCGCTTGATGTGCCAGTGTTTGTGGAAACCCCGGACGAGCTCCCAGCTGAGTTCGTGGAGCTTGAAAAATATACGAGCAGAGACGATCTTATCTCTGAGGAGGTAGGGATAACGCTACTGTGCTGCTCCGATACAAGAGTCAAAGCAGCGTATCTGACAGAGAAAGTAAGATCAGCGCTAAAGCGACTTAGCTGGCTAGACGACCGGCCTGTCTACAGGGTGGACACAATCTCTGCCGGTGGCTATAACCCGGATCCTGATACCGGCAGGCCACGGTATCAGATCACTATCATCGTGCGTGTACGCGGCAGAAGTATTTAACCCTGGCAGAGTGCCTGGGCTACCCCCAATCTAGGAGACAAACATGAAAGAAGTAATCGCCGTTAATCGGCTTGAATATGCCGGAAAAACTTACGAGGGTGGCGAAACCTTAAGCGTTGAGCCTGGCGAAGCAAGAGATCTTATCAATCTTGGAAAAGCCCTCCCCGTGGCTGCATCAGAAGATCAGCCCACGACAAAAGCAAAGAAAGAGAGTGCAAACAAAAATGGCTAAAGTACGCGACAATGTAAGGATCTATGGAGACTCAGACTCAGAGATATTCCTCGCACCGCTCGGTACCCAGCTTCCAACTACGCTAACCGGCATGGATCCGGCGTTTAAGTCGGTCGGTTGGTTAAGCGAAGACGGCATTTCAGCGAGCATTTCAGTCGATACGAAAAAGCTGAAGGGCTTCCAGGGTGGTGCCACAATCCGCACCAAGAACACCAGCACTGAGAAGACACTCACATTCCAGATGCTGGAGGAAAACCCGAACGTGACAGCCCTCTACTACGGGCACGGCGCGGTCGTAAAGTCAGGTAGCCAACACGCGCGAGCGGATCTGCCTGAGTCTATCCCCGTGATCGAGCGCGCCTGCGTTGTGAAAGTTGTTGACGGCAATGTTACCCGACTTGACTGCTATGAGCGCGTGCAGATCACCGAACGTGGCGAGGTCGTATACAAGAACGAGGACAGCACCGTGTATGAAGTAACCGCCGAAATTCTCGGCGCAAGCTACTTCCTCACCAACGCTCCAGCATTCCTGGAGTAACCGTCCACGATTTAACAAGCTAGCGGTAGATACTCTCATCGGCTCCGGAGTATCTACCGCTTTCTTTCCCGGAGCCACCAACCGACAGGAGTCGAGAATGTCAAACAGAAACCGCAACCACAAGCCGCGCCCGCCACACAACCCTCATGCCCTGAATCGTCCTCAAACCGCCCGAGATCAAGCAGTGATCCAGCCACAGGATCACAAGCCAGCTAAAACCCAAACTGTAGCTATCGATTTTCACGGCAGATCATACAAATTCAGGGCAGACGCTCTAGAGAATATTTATGTGCTCGACGAGCTTGCAGAAAACCGTATCTCATCAGCTTTGCGCATCATCATCGGCGCTGACCAGTACCAGCAGTTCCTGGCAGATATGGATGATGGAACTGGGTTTGTGAGCGTCGAAACCGTAGGGGAAATGTTCGAGAAAATTACGGCGGCCTCTTCGTCAAAAAACTAGTAACGCTCGCGTCCCTACTTAAGGAATGCCCCGACAGGGTAGAAGCCGATCTTGCACGCTTCTACCCCGGGGTAACCTTAGACGGAATGCGAGCAGGCACAATACCCGTAAGGCTTATTGCCAACTGTATAGCCCACGTGCCCCGAGGCAGCGCAATCGGAGAATACTACGGCGGCGCGCTCGCTATAACCGCGGAAACAGAGGCTCTTTGGGAGATCTCCTATCTGATCGCTAAAACTAACGCAAAGAAACCGAGCAGCGTGAAACCGCGAAAGATGCCGATCGGCGTGAAAGAGCAGCAAGCACGCGAGCGCAAAGCTACCGCTGCCGCGTCAAGATACTTAGCTAAACAGGAGTGGGCACAATGAGAAATCGCGACATTACTGTAAAACTCCACCTATCCGGTCTTAACAGCCTTATGGCCTCAGAGACTGTGCAAACCGAGATAGACGACAAAGCTAAACGCATAAGCACGCTCGCGGGCGACGGCCATGAAGCAGTAAGCAAACCCCACCGTTGGACTGCTCGCGCTTATGTGCAACAGAAAACCCGGAAGCAAGCAAGAAGAGACAGCACAGGTAGCCAACTGCTGCGCGCTATGGCCGCAGCAAAATAGCAGTTAGGAGATGCCGCTATGAGTACAGCCAAAGGGCACGAGATTGCTAAAGCATATATCTCATTGACTGTTAAAGCATCAGGGATTAAAAGCCAGATCGAACAGCATCTGGGGAAAGTTGATGTATCTCAGCACGGTCAAGCAATCGGTAGTCGTCTCTCCGAGAAAATCGGTAACGCTCTGAAAACTGGACTCAAAGTCTCAGCAACAACTGCAGCCGCTGTATTCGGCACTGCGTTAGCCAAAGGCTTCGGCAGGCTGAAAGCAATCGAAGAAGCGCAAGCAAAAATGCGTGGCCTCGGCTACGACGCGGACACCATCTCTGCAGCGATGACAAACGCCCTTAACAGCGTAAAAGGCACAGCCTTTGGCCTGGGCGATGCAGCAAAAGTAGCATCTCAGGTAATGGCGGCTGGCATACAACCCGGAGCAGACCTGGAACGTACCCTGAAAGCGGTATCAAACGCTGCCGCGCTCGCAGGCGCCGACTTTGGAGAAATGGGCTCGATCTTCGCAAAAGCAGCCACACAAGCAAACGGTGTGCAAAACGACGTACTCGCGCAGCTAGCAGACCGTGGTATTCCTATCTACCAGAAGCTGGCAGAAGTTCTAAACGTCACCGCAGGCGAAGTATTCAAACTCGCCTCCGAGGGCAAGGTTGACTTCGCCACATTTCAGCAAGCAGCCGAGCTCGCGGCAGGATCCGCTGCAGAAGCAATGGGTGGCACAACCACCGGCGCGTTAAACAACATGAACGCCGCACTCGGACGACTCGGCGCGAAAATCCTTGAGGACATCTTCCCTCTGATCGCGCCACTGTTTCAAAATATAACAGCCTGGCTCGACACTGCAACTGCGAACGTAGAGCCCCTGATCGAGGAGTTCAAACGATTCGCCGGCGAAGCGCTCGCAAACCTTAAAACAGCATGGGAATGGTTCCTCGACAACTCCAGCTGGATTGGCACAATAACAGCAGCCATCGTTGCAGGAGTTGTCGCGTGGAAGACCTACATTGCGGTAACAACCGCGTGGAAAACAGTCATCATCGCAGCACAAGTTGCTCAAGCAGCATTTAACGCTGTTCTAGCAGCAAACCCAATCGGACTAATCATCACTGCAATCGCTGCGCTCGCCGCTGGTCTGACTTGGTTCTTTACTCAGACGGAACTTGGCCAGCAGGTATGGGCGGAGTTCACCAGATTCTTGGGTGAAGCATGGGCGAATATTAGCGCCTGGTTTAAAGAGCTGTGGGAAACCAGCCTGAAGCCAGTCTTTGACGCTATCGGCGCGATCATCACCTGGCTGTGGGAGAACATACTGCAGCCGATAGTTAACCTCATCGTCGGCTACATCCAGTTCCTTGGGCAGTGGTACACCTGGCTCTGGGAGAGTGTTATCAGCCCAATTATCCAAGTGTGGGCTGCTATCTTCACCTGGTTATGGGAGAACATCCTGTCGCCTGTAATCAACTTCATCGTTGGTTATATCCAGTTCCTTGGCAGCTACTATACGTGGTTGTGGGAGACCATCGTCCAGCCAGTGATAAACGCCATTGGTGCGATCATCACCTGGCTGTGGGAAAACATTATCAAACCAGTCTTCGACTTCATTGTGTGGTCAATCGAAGTGCTAGCGGCCGCATTCACCTGGCTGTGGGAAAACGCGATCCAACCAGCTGTCTCAGCTATCAGCGATATCGTAACTTGGCTGTATGAGACAATCATCAAACCTGTTTTTGACGCTATCGGGGCAGCAATCAAGTGGGTCTGGGAAAACCTGATTAAGCCTGCGTTCAACCGCTTCCAGGAACACCTAAATACTCTTGGCGCAGTATTCACGTGGCTTTACGAGACAATCATTAAACCAGTCTGGGACGCAATCTCAACTGTGATCTCAACAGTCTGGGAAAACGGCATAAAGCCCGTAATTGACACTCTTGTCAAGATCGTTCAGGAAGACCCGAAGAAAGCCTTCGAAGCCGCGCGCGATGCTATCGGCGAAGCATGGGCTGGGATCCAGAGTCTTGCTAAGGAACCGGTACGTTTCGTCGTTGACACCGTAATCAACGGACTAATCGACACGATCAACCTGATACCTGGCGTAAACTTGGCAAGAATCAGCCTCCCGAAAGGCTTTAGAGACGGCGGATACACCGGCAACTTCGGCTACAACACTGTCGCAGGCATTGTGCACGGCAACGAGCACGTGATCAGAGCAGAGTCAAGACGCAAGATTGAAGCGAAACATCCCGGGCTGCTCGACCACATGAACCGAACCGGCACCATCCCCGGCTACCGAACCGGCGGCCTCGTCACACCACTGAAAGCAGGCAGCTACCGTGTATCCCAGCAATTCCACGCGGGACACAACGGCATCGACCTCGCAGCAGCAACGGGCACCCCCGTGCTCGCCGCAGCATCAGGCATAGCCCAAATGGTGGCAACCGTACCACTGGGTGGAAAAGAAATCTACCTGCAGCACGGGCAAGGAGGATACGGCACCCGATACTCACACCTCTCAAGGTTCGCTACCCGACAGGGACAGCAAGTCCAACAGGGGCAAATCATCGGCTACGTCGGATCCACTGGCATGTCCACCGGTCCACACTTGCACTACATGGTGCACGTGCCACCAGGTGACGGTGGAGCTGGAAGGTCATACCGCAACTTCGTCAATCCTGCACCGTACATGAACGGTACCGCAAAAATGCTCGGCGAAGCATGGAACCCCCTAACAGGCTTAATCGACTTCGTAACTGATCAGGTCAAAAAAGCCTTTCCCGCCGGCGGAATGTGGATCGACGCCGCCGCGCAAGTCGCAAAGCAAACAGCACAGAAACTGATCGACATTTTCACCCCAAAGATCGGCTCTGATACAGGCCACACTGCCGCCCCCACTCTTTACGACAAGGGCGGGTGGCTAAACCCTGGCCTGTCACTCATCGCAAACAAAACTGGCAAACCCGAACCGATCTTAACCAGCAGTCAATGGGACGACGTTTCAGCGCTCGCCGCTGGGTCAGCGTTCCCTCGGCGTCTGGTTTTGGCTGTTGAAGGTAGAGAATTCACTGCGTTTGTGCGGGAGCAGGCTGGGGAGGTTGCTGACTCGAAGCTGGAACCTATGGGCAGCAGGCAACTGCAGGATCATTTTGGAGTAAGGTAAATGGCAATTATCTGGAGCAGCTATGCGGGGCATTATCGCGTCGGTATCGATGTTGCAGTGTCCGGCGATTTAGCGACCTTGGCAGTGTACGGTGAGAACCAGTCTGGGTACTCGCATGCTTGGCATTCGACCATACACTTTACCGGTGACTGGTCAGGCTCAAAGCAGGTGCACGTGTCAACCGGGCTCGGCACCAGCTTTCACGAGCTGCACCGTACCCAGATCCGATTCACCGGGACTCGCAGCTTCGCGGTAACGATGAGCATTCCCTATTGGGGTGGAACTGTGTATGTTGCGCGGTCGGTGACAATCTCACCGCCCGCGCAGCATCCTAAGCAGCCGACAGGGTTGAGAGTGCAAAGGTCGAGTGACACAGTGCATGTCCTGAACTGGGCAAATACTGAACACTACGATGCCGTGCAGGTATTCCGTAGCAGCGGCGACGGCAACTACTATCAGATCGCTGCACCGACAGGGAACCCTACAACCTACACGGACACTTCTACGAAAGCAAACGAGCGCTACTACTACAAGATTCAGGCGGTGCGGCAGGGACTGGGCAGCGGCCTGACCGCTGCTGCCGGTCCTGTGTTCACTACACCGGCGGCACCGACCGAGGTGGCGGCAGCTCGCGTTGGATCCACGATCCAGATTACAGCCAAAGGACAAAACACTTGGGCTAACCGGTACGATGTGCAGGATGTCTCGGGAACTGTGATCGCCACTAACGTGGCATTACCTTATACTCACACTAACCCAGCGGCGACCACCACTCACAAGTATCGTGTGCGAGCGCGTTTAAGCGGGACGACCGGGACGCTGACTAGCGCCTGGTCAAATCAGTCTAACGCCGTCACTTTAGTGTCCCCTCCGGCAGCACCGTCGGTGGGATCCACCCCTCCGGCGAAAACAGTCGCTGGGGCAGTGAGATTCGCGTGGAGTCATAACAGTACAGACACCTCGAAACAGGAACAGTTCCAGATATCGATCCTCGACATATACGGATCCGACGATGAACAGATTTACACTGGCACCGGCAGCGTATCTGAATATGTCAGGAATCTACCGGCGAGTGAATATTACTGGAAGGTGCGCACCAAGGGCGCGCACAGCGACTACTCGCCGTGGTCGCGAACTCAAGTGTTCCAAGCGATCACTAGACCAGTCGTGCAAATCTTGGAGCCGTCCGGGACACACTGGATCGACCCCAAGCTGACGGTTAACTGGCGGTACACACAGCCGGAGAATGAGCGCCAGAGTGAGTACGAGCTGCAGCTCGAAACAAGCGACGGCAACGTTGTTGAGACCCTGACCGGGAATGGTGAGCTCACTCGGGCAGTGTTTAACACTCTGCTGCTCAACAACACCGCCTATCGTGTGCGAGCTCGTGCAGCTTCATCGGGGATCTGGTCAGACTGGTCACCGTACTGGAATCTGAATGTGCGATTTATTCCGCCGGCCATCCCCTCTGCGGCTGTAGCTTGGGATGATCGGCTGGGGCTCGCCGAAATCGTAGCCACCCGCAACAGTGGCACGGTTTCGACTGTGAAAATGTCTGTGGAAAGACTGGACGACCACGGATACACCCTTATCGCTGAGAATCTCACCCAGCAGAGCAACAACCTCACTGATCCCGAAGCATACTCTAGCGGAGCCACAACATACCGTATTACTGCGTATGCTGCCACTGGCGCGACATCCGTTAAAGAAGTCACACTGCAGGCAGATTCAAGCTCGATATGGATCGGCGGGGGCAGCAGCTATTCAGAAATAGCTAAACTGCACTTCGACCCGGAGCTGAGCATCGAGACCGGAAGGCTGCGTACCACACACCGGTTCTCAGGGCGTCCCAAACCTGTCTCCTACGCTTCAGCTCAGCTCACTAACACGATCAAAATCTCAGGGCACCTCCTCGAGGAGGACACTCTCAATAGTGCTTTGAGTCATGTTGAGCGAGTCTGCACGGATCCGTCACCGATCCATCTGTATCGGGATCCAACCGGGCGTCGAATATACGGAAACCTGTCAGCGCTTTCGCTGACAAGGATAGCCGACCAGCTCTGGTCTTACTCCCTGTCCATCGAGGAGACAGACCACTAGCGGTCAACCCACTATGTTAGGGGAGCGAACCAAATGGTAATCACACAAAAACTTGAGACAGCACGCCGCCCATCATGGACCGTCGACCTGCTGGACGAAAAAAACCGTTTGATTCGCTCCCTTGACGAAGTGATCTCAGGCAGCATTGAGCTGTCCGCGACAACGAAACTCGGTGGATCCGGCACCCTCACAATCTCAGGCGAAACTCAAATCGACTGGCTGAAACACCGTGTGCGCATAACCTACAACCCCGGCATCGCAGGAGTCACCGAATGGGCTGTCGCCACAATGCTGGTCAGCTCACCCACAATGAAACACAACGAGCATGGCAGAACCTATGAAGTCGCGCTCCTTTCAACGCTCGCAGCAATCGACGAGGACACCACTGACTCCACATACTCCCTCGCCGCGGGCACACCCATCATCGACACCGTCAGCAAGGTCGTCCGCTCCGCAGGCGCCACTCAAATCGCAGCAACACCCAGCACCGCAACCCTGCGAAGCAGCATGATGTGGCCAGCCGGAACCTCAAAACTGAAAATAGCCAACGAACTCCTCGACGCCGCAAACTACTGGAGCCTTAAAACCGACGGCTATGGCAGAACTATCATCGCCCCATACACGAAACCCTCAGCCCGAACCCCAAAATACAAATTCCAGCAAGGCAGCAACGCAATACACAGCAGCGAATGGACCCGCGAGCAAGATACCTCCTCAGTTCCAAACCAATGCATCATCACCACCTCCGGCGATGACAAAACCCCCGCGCTCGTAGGAATCGCAAGAAACGAAAACCCTAACAGCCCCTACAGTTACCAAGCCCGCGGACGATGGATAACCATGACCGAAGAGGTCAGCGAGATCGCAACACAAGAAGCAGCCAACGCGCTCGCCGCAAGACGGCTGCTAGATCGGATGACTCCTGTCGCGAAGATTAGCGTACAACACGCCATCCTGCCGCTAGAGCCAGATGACGCGATCGAATTCAGCGACTCTGGCCATAACGTTAAGGCGACAGTGCAGCGGATGAGCTTCGACCTGTCGTATGACAGTCTTTGTCGAGCTGACTGGAGGGAGATCATCAATGTGGGCTGAGCTGAAAACGATCATCTCTGATCTGCGCAGCAGTGTGGAGAGCAAGCCCGAACTTCGGTGGGGGAGAATAACCGCAGCGGATCCGCTCACACTAAAACTCGACGCCGACAGTGACGCATTACACGGGACACCTGCTACTGTCTTGGACGGACTAACCTCCGGCGACCGCGTGCTTACTGTAATCCAAAACCGTAAAGTGACCGTGATCGGCAAAGTCCCCGTTAAGAAACCAAAGCCGAGCACCGACACCGGCTGGCATAATCTCAAGCTCGCGAGAGGATGGAAAACCGTCACCGGGCATACACCCCGCGCCCGTGTCCGCAACGGCACATTATTCGTGGAGGGTGCCGCCCGCCGTGAAGCCGGAGGCTCCCTAACACATATTGCTACCTTGCCAGCGCAGGTGCTATCGAAAGTGACCGGCAGTAAAGACAGCTTCGTGGGCACATTCTCAGCGCTAAAAGCTGGCGGCGGCCACGCACACGGTGAACTGTACCTGACCACGTCATCTGGCGTGATTGGTACTGGCGACTATACAACCCTCGACCTGTATGCGGGCTGGGTCGTGCCACTCACTTTCACAATCAGTGCAGACCAATAACCCCGACATAGAGGAGAACCCGAATGAGTAAATACCTCACCCAATACGAACTGCAAGGCAGTGCACAGCTGCAACGCCGAGTCGCCGCCTGCGCCGCCAGCCTCGGAGTGAAAGACCCCGACGGTTTCGCCTACGACCACCGGTGGCGCCTCGCAGTCACACCCGGTTGGGTGGAACTCTACGATGCCGAGGCAGCACAAATGCCGGAACCTGAAACTGAATACACTGCTGAGGATTACCCGGATCCGTCGTGGGTTATCCCCGATGAGCAGATCCTCGATGTGGTGCAGGCAATCCTGGCAGAACAAGCAGCAGCAGCGGGCAGCTCCACCGCTGCGCCTGGTGACAGTCTTGCGCCTGGTGACAGTCTTGCGCCTGGTGACGGTTCTACGCCTGGTGACACCCCCACAGCTGACCCCGGCGCGCTCGCCGGCGAAAATGACAACCCGGAAGATACAGCAACGGCCGGGGAAACCCCGGCCGCAACCGCCGAACCAGCAGAGCCTGGCATAGCAGGCGATAACGCGGACGCTAGCTAGTCAACGCGGTAGGCTGCCTGCAAGTTAAAACCGGGGAGATATAGACGGTTTAGCTCTCTGTAGTCGTACTCAGAGTACTGCTCGTACTCTGAAGTAACACCTGCCGGACAGTACGCCCAACCACCGCGCGCGTTACCCGGATAGTGTGGGTCGGTGGACTGCATTTCTCCGCGATAACAGCCCGTATCTTCAAGCACCGGATTATCTAAGTGCCACTGATCACGAGAGTTACTCTCACCGCCAGGAAACCAACTTATATAGTGCGTGTCAGCTATCGGGTAGCTGACCGTGACACAGTGCTGCGCGTATTCAAGGTAATAGCACCAATCACCGTTAATCCACTGGGCAATCGTCTCCGCTGGTACGGCATCACCGATGTTTAGCCCCGCGTTTGAAGTCGCTCCGTCATTACCGGTTGCTCCGCTACTGCCGCCGCTGCTGCCGCTCGTGTCTTGTTTGTCTGTGTCGGTCTGCTTCGTGGTGTCTTTTTTGGCGTCACTTTTCTTGTCGTTTGACTTCTTGCTGTCGCTGCTCTGTTTATCGTTCTGTGGTGGATCCGCCGGTGTGCTGCAGCCGCTTAAAACTGCAAGGGCGACACAGAGGGTTGCGAGGGTCGCACCAAGTTTTTTGTTCATTGGGGGCTCCTGAAGGGGGGTTGCATGTCTGTTCTTTGATTCTACGCCCTGAAAAAGGGTTTTTGACCGCTGTTATCAAACAGATACAGAAAAGCTACTCAACCGTTATGAAAGGAGAAACGATGAGCTTTAATCTTGATGCGTGGTTTAACGCAATCAGAGACAAACACATCGATGTTGACGGAGCCTTGGGCGCGCAATGTCACGATGTGTTCCTGTCTTACCTGCTGGCGCTTGGGGGTGTTAAAAATGATGGGCACGCGCCTAGAGATGGATCCACGCACTATGTTTGGACAGACTTTCCGAATCACAGACCAGGTCTAACACGTATCTTCACTAAACACGCTGGAGCTAACATCCAGCGAGGTGACGTTGTGTTCTATAGCCATTATCCGTATGCGGGCACACATGTTGCGGTTGCACAAACCGGAGTCAGGTCTGACGGCACATATGTGGGCATTGATCAGAACCCTAATACTGTTCAGTCGAGGCCACTGCCCACAAGCGGCATAGTCGGCGTACTGCGCCCCAAGCAGCACATACTCGGCAATACCCCTAGCAAACCATCCCCAAAAAATAACCCAACAGATCCACAAGAGGAGGACGAAATGAAAACAGCAGGCTTCTTTTACCGTAGAGGCGGCGACCTTATCTGCATCATCACAAACCCTGTAAGCGGGCTTTTCCACGAGTATGCAGCAAATGACGGAGTCTACAACAGCAAGATCGCTACCGCTTTTGGTACAGGCGACTTCCCTGAGATCAGCGTTTCTCATGCACGCAAGCTCGAGGAAGACATGGCAAAAGTCAGGGAGGGGAAGCGATGACCGAGACACAACCGTTTTTCGTCGTCCTGGACGAAGCCGACATTGCCCTACCACAGGCGCGCGTTAGCGGGCTAGGATAAACCACGACTGGAAGGGGTGGCGGAATGTTTCGAAAGTTTAAAACCGCGAAACAGGCACATTTTCTGGCCGCAATCGGTGTCACGCAGGTAGCGCTTGGCGCAAGCTACATGGATCCCAGCAACCGAGCGCCTGGTGGACTATGGGCAGTGGAGGTTATCCCTGTGCTACCGTGGATCCCCGGGGTAACTCTGCTGGTGACCGGCGCGCTCGCACTAACCGCTGCCGCGTTACGCCGAAGACTCCTATACAAGTGGGCTTTCAGCTTCGCGATCTTCCCGTACAGCGTACTCGCCACAACCTTCCTGGTCTCCTCGATCGTGGACGCTCACTTCTCTGGATGGGTGTCCGCGATCAGCTACGCGGGGCTCGCGGCGGTGGTATGGCTAGCAGCCAACGTGCTCGATTGGCCGCGCGAGTTCGAGAAGCTTGTCGACGATACGGGGGAAAGGGGTAACCGTGGAACTAGCGCTCGCGATAACCGCGCCGCTGCTGACTAGCGTGATACCTGCGCTGCTTGTGTTTTGGGGGAATAGCAAAAGCCATCGCACCGAAAAGGGGCAGCTCGTAGCTACAAGCGTCGCCGCCGCTGCCGGTGAATGGCGTCATTTGTACGACGCCATGAACGAACGTGTCGGCAGACTCGAACGCGCGAACGAAGAACTGCAAAAGCGCCTAGTGGAGCAAGAGCTGTATAAACGGCTACTCCAGGAGGAGCTCGACGCAGTATTTCACTGGATCGAGGGCGGCATGAAACCTCCACCGCCGCGCCGCCCCTCATTTTTGAAGAAAGGAAAAACCAATGTTTAAGAAACGCTTTTGGAAAGACGCTGCAGAGCGTGCCGTGAAGACCGCAGCACAGGTAGCGGCCGCAACCCTCGGCGCCAACGCCGCGGGACTGCTCGACGCTGACTGGGTTGGTGTCGCCTCTGTCTCCGGCCTCGCGGCGGTGCTGTCGCTACTGACCTCGGTAGCTTCAGCTCCACTCGGCGACGCTAATACCGCGTCAGTGGTTCCGGCGCCGAAGCACGCAGGCTAGTGTGACATTCACCAGGCGTAGCAGTTAGCGTGTGTTGTCCGGGACAACATTTGCCCCTCTTGGGGGAGTCTAGGCTCCTCTAAGAGGGGCACTTTTTTGTTGCCCAAAACCTGCTTAAAGGGCACAGGTCGCAGGTTCAAACAGATGTTGTCCGTCCAGGTTTGGGACATCATGGCAAATGTTATTGATTGTTACAGCTTGTTATCGAATGTTACAGATTGCTACAAGTCGAAATTGTCTAAACCGGCTACAGCCGTAGAAAACACGGGGAAAATGTTACAGCTTGTTATCAATTGTTACAGATTGCTACATCATGCAATATTGCCCCCTGTCTCTCAGGGGGTCGTCGGTTCAAATCCGGTCATCCCGACCAAAACAGCCTAAACTTCGTTGATTTTCTGCGGTTTTTCTGCACTCTGCGGGGTGGTTTTTGGTCACAACCACACCTGTTAGATAGCGTGACGCGGCATAGGGTGGAATAGGGGCACACAACCCGGCTACTCCCCTAGAAAACATTAGGAAGTAGCCGCCCGCGAGAGTGCATAGGGTAGCATGCGTGGTAATACGTCATTGTGACCCAATTGTGACCACTTTCACCCCGCCAGCTCCAACGCCCGCCGCTCCGCTACACGATCCACAACCTCGTCTAACCTGTCAGGCAACAGGTGACCGTAAGTATCGAGGGTTTCACTCGCGTTCGCGTGCCCAAGCATACGCTGCAGCACCTTAATATCAGCACCGGCGGCGATAGCGTGACTCGCTGCGGTGTGCCGTAGCTTATGGATCGTTATCCCCCGCCCCGGGTCTATACCCGCTATCGTGAGTGCGGGTCGCCATACCCGATTCCCCCAGTTGGAATAGTTGAGCGCGTTCGTGTTCGCTTTATTCCTGAACACCCACCCGCGCGGATCCGACAAAAGCAGCGGGGCAAGCTCGCTGGTGATAAAGTCAGGGAACGCTACCGTCCGCGGTTTACCGGTTTTCGGCGGGGCGAGCACCGGCAGATTATCTGCACCCAGCGACCAGGTAGCTGTGATGTGGATCCGCCGCCGCACGAGATCAACGTGTTGGGTCTGTAACGCTAACGCTTCACCGATACGGATCCCGGTTACCGCTAAAACATATACGAGCGCCCGGTCGCGGTGCAGTCCCGTAACTTGTTTTGCCGCTTCGGCGACCTGTTCTATTTCCCGATACGACAACACCGGCAGCTGTTCCAGCTCTACGGGGCGGGGGACAGCGACGAGCGCTACAGGGTTGTTGGTCAGCCACCCCTCCTGGTGTGCGTACCGGATAGCGCCGCCGAATGTTTTCTTCACAATATGCTGGATTGTGCGCGCTGCAAGCCCACGCGCTTGTAACGTGGTTACCCATGCTTGGATCTGCTGCCTAGTGATTGTGTCAATCGTCACCTCACCCCAACGCGGCAGTACATGATTCCTAAGCTCTAGCCGATACCGGCGAATAGTGCTCGCCCGCGTCCCCGCCTTACCAGCCAACCATATCTCAGCCAACTGTGCGAACGACTGCCGCATGAATCGATCTGGCGCGGTTGCGGCTTTTAACTGTTTTTCGATTTCGTTACGGTGTTGTTCGGCTTCTTTCCTGGTGTCGTATTGTTTGCTGCGGCGTTGCCCGTCTTGGTTGATCCATTCTAGCCGCCACCGTTTGCCGATCATGTAGCGGCTGGTTCTAAAGTGGGCGGGTAGGGTTTTGAGGTTGCGGAGTTGTCCTGGGGTTGGGGTGAGGCGGGTTGTTGTGCCGTCGGGGAGTGTTGCTGTTGCGGTTTTCACCCAACGGTCGGTGATCCATGTTTTAGCCATTTTTTGCTTGCCTGCTTTTGAGGTAGTGACAGTAACTGTTTTAGAGACCCGTCTCATCGTCCCAAAGAGGTAACTGTGTAGTTGAGCCATATACGGGGTGCACTCTGTCGAGGTTACTCATAAATTCCTCCCAGCTCTTGCTTAGCTTCATTATGGCGGTTGTAGAGGCGATATGCTCACGTAGTTTTGGGTGCCCGAACTCTGGGGTTAGCTGCTGGTGCATTTTTGCTCTGCGCTTTCGTTCATCTTTTGCTCGTTCCGCCTTAATCTCTTCAAATACGCCTGGGGCGAGACGCTTATAAACAATATTGTTTGTAAGATACCCAAAATAAGAAGGCTTCTTAACAGAACTGACATCGAATTTAAGCCCACGCAGTCTGAACAACTCTTTGTACCATTCAGTATCGAATGTTTTAACCCAGGGCTGTAACTCTTTCTCAACATAAGCTTCAAGGATTTGGGCGAGAGCGTCACGTGCACGCTTCTCTTGGTAGCCTGTAACCTCGTCGATAAGCGCGATAATGCCAACCCGCGCTAAGCCTCGCATAATTACTTCTGCCGCTTTTGCGGCATGAGATTGGTTTGGTGCGAGTGCACCATTTTCTCTGGCGGCTAGCCATGCTTCACACCATAGCGGGAGTACTTCGGCGCGGTAGCCGTTGGCACGAGCGTTTGTATTGGTTATAAACCGGATTGGTTCAGCGTCTTTAATTAGTTCCTCTGAAAGGTAGGGGCGAATAGCGGAGGTTCTTAGGATTGGGGGCAGCGACATGTCTGCGTCTGGAGTTTTGTTCAGTCTGCGACTGCGCCCTAACGCTTCTAACATTCCGCTTTGTGTGATTACTCGTGTTCCGTCTTCTAGTACGTAGCATTCTATTTCTACATCGCCTATTCGCAGCGGTCGGTCTGGGGAGCCGCTAACTGTTTTTAGTAGGGGTTCTTGCTTCCAGCGCGCTGTAGCTGCGTGTTTTGCGGCTAGGCTGCGTTGTTCTGCTGATAGGTTTTCGGCTCGTTTTTTACCACCGTTTGATCTGTTATTCATGTCGCCTACCTTTTTTATGCAAAAATGCTAACAAACTGGGGATAATGTTAGCATAATTGGGGGGTATGCGTACATTAAAGGGCTGTTTTAGTGGGAGCGTGTCGCCTAGGGTGTATTGCGTGTTTTAGCCACTGTCTGCACGGTTTTGTGTGAGCCGCTGCTGATAGAGGTATAGTGCGTGTAGGGGTATACCTAGGAGTGCTGCTGTGTGTTCGGGGTTGCCGTCTGCTTCGGTTTCGGCGGTGATGTAGTCGCTGGGGTTTATGAGTAGGGTTAGTGCGTGTTTGTCGGCTTTGTGTTCGTTGCGGGGCGTGTTTGTGGTGTGCCCGTAGTGGGCGTGCCCGAGTTCGTGTGCTAGCGCCCACAGGTAGTGTGTGGGTGGGAGTCGGGGGTCTATTCTGATTGTTCGGGTTGCGTGGTTGTAGTCTGCTTCTTTGCCTTGTTCTAGTAGGGTTGCGTGGGTGATTGTTACGCCTAGCTGGTCTGCATAGTCGTGTAGGTGTGTGTGCATATTGGGGAGGGTAACAGGTGTGTGGGACGTTTTGGTACTAACAGCGGGCAGGGGTGTAGATTGTGTATACCCTTTAGGCGCTCGCCGCGTACATCCCAAGGGTGTCCACAGCATGGACACCCTTGCACTTACTGTGGTTCCTCGCCGAGCGTATCCCAATACTCGACAGCGGCGGCGGTATCCGGCGACAACGGTTTAGCCACAAGCTCATAATCTGACTGGGTAGCGTCCAGAAGTTCCGTAGCTCCACCCTGCAGCGCGAGAAGCTGCTCAGCCTCGGCGACAAGCTCAGAAGCGGACATGTCAAAAACCGCCGCGACACGCTCAACCTCACTAACCACAAAGGCATGATGTCCCCTCATGCAGCGAGAAAGCCTGGATATTTCAATGTCGCTTTGCCTACTGAGCGCTCGCAGTGAGATGTTGAGGTCGTCAAGAAGCGACTTGATTATCTGCGTAAGTGCTGTGTCGATTGGCATTACTTGTAACGGTTTAGCTCCCATAACCTCATTGTATCTCATTAGCAACACGCCGTAAAGAACTCCCTAATTTGCATTGTGGCTAATTAGCCACTAATCTAAAAGTGTTGCTAATAACCAACATAGGAGAAGGTCATGGATCTGGTGACAGCCATAAAGGTTGAGCTAGCTAGAAAAAACATGCGAATGTTCCAGCTAGCTGACCTGCTCGGTTTGTCTCGTGTGTCACTCTCCAAAAAGATGAACGGGCATACAGAGTTCACCGTTGGGGAACTGTATAACCTTGCCGACACTTTTGGAATGAGTGCTTCAGGGGTAAGTGGACAAAATGTGTGGCATTTCTCGCCTAGTCCCAATCAAGCCGGTACGGGTCAGAGGTATGCAGCTCATGCCACATAA